GTCTTATATCATAGGTTTTACATGGGGTGAGTTAGATGACCACTGTAAGTACGTTACTGATGTTAATCCTCTTACATGGAAGTCTGGCATCGGCTATAAGAACTTGACTAAGAAAGACATTAAGGAATTAAAAGACAAGTATGGTAGCAGAGGAATACAGAGGCGACTCAATGATGAAAGAAAAAGCAGGGTTCGTAAAATTCTTTTGGAATACTTCACTGATCTTGAACTTGATGGTATTGATAGCGACATTTCGGATGCTATTGGGATCGGTTTATGGTATGGTATAAAGCATGGCTCATGAACCGTACAAGGATAAAGAGTTTCTGTATGAGATGTATGTCAAAAGACGCATGAACCTTACTGACATATGCAAGCACCTACAAAAAAGTTATAACATCACCGTAACTCCGCAGGCTCTATATAACTGGGTTAAAAAGTACGATCTTTTGAAGTATCGTGGTAAGGGTCGTAATCTAAAAAACACAGCGATGCGTCGGCCAAAGTCGCCAATGCAGGAGATGGTTGAAAGAAAGCGGCGCGAGATGCGTAAAATGAATAGTATGAAAAAGAAAGGCAGAAAGTCTCCATGAGAAGAAATGTATCCATTAAAGATATCACCACATTTGCTCAGTTAGATATGGTATACAACCAGGTTAGAGTTATTGAGGCAAAGCAGAATAATACACAGTATAAATGTCTTGGTTCTGGTGAGTGCTGTAAAATTGGTCTAACAATACCGATGCTTGAGTGCGCAAATATTGCATTTAATCTTCGGCATGAATACTATTTAAAACTTGAATCAGAAGGAGAAGATGCTGCTGTTGCATGGCTGGACAGTGTTATCTCAGATCTGAAGAATGCTATGCATGATGATGACTGGAAGCCTGGTGGTGAAACAACTAGGCACTGTGCTTTCTATAAAGGTGGATGCACTATCTATCGCTTTAGGCCGCTTGTTTGCCGTTCTTTTGGGACAATTACAACAGTAGACGATTTCTGCCCAAGAATTAGAAATGAAAATGGGGCGATAGACCATTTTGCTGGGCCAGCGGTGGAGAAGGTTGTAAAGGAATATCAGGATCTTGTAAAGCACTACGGATCTGATAAAGACCAGAACTATGACCTGACAGTGTATATGCCTCTCGGTGTGCTTAGTTTCTTGTTGTCAACTGAAGAACTTGTTGAGTTAAGAGAAAATACTGATGATAAGTTTTGGACTGGTGTGATGGGTTGGTTTAACTACCGTGTTGAGTTCATCAGGTCTCACGGTTATAGTTTAGATTTTTTAAAACAGGAGGCAGAAGCAGTAGGCATACCTATTTCTTTTAAATCGTAAAGTGATTGACTATAGTTTTAGTGCATTAAATTTAACAAATGAAGAAGTCTTATCTTTAAATGAAGATCAAGCATTAAAAAGATTGGATGCTTTAATACAAGAAGCATACGACATATATAATTTTGGCATAGAAGAATACATTACTAAAGATAAAAAAAAGAGATCATACACGTTTGCTCTATTTTCTGGCGGTAGCGATTCTACAATATTGTTGTATCTTTTTAAAGACATAGCCGACTACGCCCTTCATATTAGAACCGGCATTGGTCTAGATGAAACATATGAGTACGTTGTTGACACATGTAATAAATTTAATATTCCAATAAAAACATATTCTCCTGATGAGCAGAATACTTACGAAAACTTAATTAAAGTCTATGGCTTCCCAGGTCCAAGCCAGCATTTTTTGATGTACCAAAGATTGAAGGAAAGATCCCTCAGAAAAGCCGTCAAGGAAAATAATATACCTAAAAAAGAACGAATAGTTTTTCTTAGCGGTAAAAGAAGGGATGAATCGGTACGAAGAATGCTGTCTCCTGAATTCGAGAGAAATAGATCTGTTGTTTGGATATCACCGATTGTTAACTGGACCAAGGCTGACATCAATTTATTTAGAAAGTTAAATCCAGATATACCAAGGAGTTTTGTTTCGGATATGATTCATATGTCTGGTGAGTGCTTGTGTGGTGCTTTTGCAAAAGTTGGTGAACGAGAACAACTCAAATTGTTCTTCCCCGAGTTTGATCAAAGGTTATCTGCATTAGAGAATATGGTAAATGAAGAGTCAGAGTGTCCACTAGAAAGAAGGGTTTGGGGCTGGGGTGTTGGTAGAAAGAATAGGAAAAGGAATAAAAAAATTGGTGATTTGTGCTCAACTTGCGAGTACAATAATGATGATAATAAATATTAATAGTGTCAATAATCGAAACAATTTCTGCTATGATATCTGTGGAAAGGAGGATCGATGGGCATTAGTGTTGAAAAGGTTGCTGAGACCGAAGTTCTTGTAGCGGATTTTGGTTCTAAGCAACTTTATAGGATTGTAGAAACGAATGAAGACAGTGAACTGGAGAGCACTAGCGAATCTGAAAGCTGACGGCTATTCATACGCTTCTTCTAACTTGTCATCAAGGCTAAGAGACTTAGGTGCTCTTAGCCTTGATGACTTTCATAATACAAATATAAAAGCAGTAACATTTTCTGACTCTGGTGAGATGAATCTACTACCCGTCAAGGGTTCCTCAGACATCCTCATCAACAATTGTCTACCGCCAGAGTATTCTTTTGATGCAGAGTATGTAGTGGGGTTTACCTATTGGGAAACAACACAGTTGCCTAATAAGTGGGTAAACTACATGAATCGCTGTGATGAGGTGTGGACAACATCTCGCTGGGCTAAAGATGTCTTTATTTCCAGCGGGGTCAAGGTTCCCGTGTTTGCTTTTGATTTGGGGATAAACACAGAGGCTTTTAAGTACAACAGAAAGCCTCGTAGCGGCCCGTTTACCTTTATACATGTTGGTAGCCCATCAACAAGAAAAAACACACAACTTGTCGTTGATGCTTTCCATAAACTGTTTAACTATAGCACAGACTACAGGTTGATAATCAAGAGCAATGGCCCGCCTGATGCTCGCCATATAGTTGACGGTCACAATTTTGGTAGCCTGTATGGGAAAAGAACGATTGAGATAATTGATTATTATCTCTCAGATTCGGAATTGGGTGATCTTTTTGGGCGGTCAGATTGCCTTGTTTACCCGACCAGAGGTGAGGGGTGGGGTATGGCCCCATTTCAAGCGATAGCAACTGGTTTGCCAACTATTTGTAGTAACGCAACGGCATGCACAGAGTTTGCCAGTTTATCTGTCCCTTTAGAGGCTGATTACGCCGATACTAACCAATTTGGTATATATGAAACAGGTAAGTGGGCAGATCCAAAAATTGATGATGTATGTGATAAAATGTTATATGTAATAAATAATTATGACGAGGTTCTTAAGCAAACAAAGAAGGGTTCTAGAGTGATTCATTCTTCGTATTCATGGGATCACGTTGTAGTCCCATATTACAATAGGATTATGGAATTGATAAATAATGTCTGAAATAGAGAAGGTAGATAATGGTATCCTTTCAAAGTTAAAGGATATTGAAGATGCCGGTATTATGTATATCAAGGGCTACTCATACACAGAGATCGGCTCATTGATTGGCATCGGTACAAACAAGGCTAAAGAGTATGTAAACGAGTACAAGGGTCTCATGCAAAAGCAGGCTGATGACGATCCATATTTTCTCGAAAAAATACAGTTCAACACCATCAAGGCGCTGCAGGAATTTGACCAATTAAGCAAAGAGGCTTGGGAGACTGTTAACATTGCAACTGATCATGGCATGGTCGCTGTTAGAATTCAAGCTCTCAAGCTTGCTTCTGATATTGCCGGCAAGAAGGCTCAGCTTCATAAGTTAATTGGTGGTACTAACTCAACTGACGGCGATTACATAGCTCGAATGCAGAAGGCAGAAAATGTTAATCAGATTCTTTCTAAAATTCTTAGAGATGTAATTGCCAAGCATCCTTCAATTGCAGAAGAAGTCAGAAGAGAGCTCGAAGTTGCTTTTGAGATTATGAACGGCAGTGCGGAGTCTGTCTCCAACCCTGAAACATACTCATCAGATAAATATGATGATGCCGAGGTAGTGGAGTAATGCTGGGCCGCGTGGAATCAAAAGATGCTTCCATAAAGGTTGAAAAATCATGACAGACTTTATAGGAATGAATTTGGAGTTCAAAGACTTCGATAGATTGTTGCGTCAAGAGGAACTTTCGACTGAACCTGTTCCTATTGAGGTTTTTGTTCAGGACAAGAAATATCTTGGCCTACCCCCATTATCCCCCATTCAGTTGGAAATTGTTCGCCATTCCACACAAATCTTAAAAAAACATACATTACAAAAGTTGATGGGTGAAAAAGAAGGTGAAGAGTGGTATAGCAAGTATACAGATAATGAAGTGATTTGCATGTTGGGCAAGGGTAGCGGCAAAGATCACTGTGCTAGAATTTCTATTGCTTACACAGCCTATCTCTTGCATTGCTTAAGAGACCCATTGAGTTATTATGGCAAAGCAAATGGTGTTTATATTGACCTTCTTAATCTTGCTGTTAACGCTCAGCAAGCTCAAAGAGTTTTCTTCGAACCTCTGAAAAACCTTTTGCTATCGTCACCGTTTTTTAATGAGGTTGGGTTTGAGCCGAGAGTCTCTGAAATCTTTTTCTTCTCTAGACCTGTTAGATGCTTTTCTGGTCACTCTGAAAGTGAAGGTTGGGAAGGTTATGAGGTTATGTCTGTTATTCTTGACGAGATTTCTGCTTTTAAAACAGATGCCGAATTGAAGGGTGAAACAAGAGCTAAAGGTTCAGCTTCTGCTATTTATAACATGAGTAAGTTATCCGTCATGTCGCGCTTTCCAGAGATTGGCAAAGTTATTCTTCTTTCATTCCCTAGATACAAGGGCGACTTTATTCAGCAGCGTTACTTTGGAGCTCAGCAAAAGAACGAGCCAAAAACTTGGTATATGAAGGCTGCAACATGGGAAGTTAATCCAACTATTAAGCGTGAGGATCTGGAGTCGGAATTTATTAGAAATCCTATTGAGGCAAGAGCTCGCTTTGAATGTGAGCCTCCGAACATGGAAGACGCATACTTTAGAGATGCTGATCTTGTCAGGAAAGCTTTTAATTATGGTGAAGATCCTATTGATGAAGAGGACGGTACATTTAAGAAGTGGTTTAATGGAACGGATGGTCACACCAGATTTATTCATATTGACCTTGGTTTGAAGAGAGACCGTGCTGCTCTTTGTATGAGTCATGGTGCTGGCTTTAAAGAAATTAAAACATCTATGGGGGTTGAAACTCTACCAGTGGTGAATGTGGATTTAGTTCACTCTTGGGAAGCCAGTCACGGTGAGGAGATTAACTTCGCTAATGTTCGACAAATGATTGTTGATCTATGCAGGAAATTCCAGGTTGGTTTGGTTACGTTTGACCGCTGGCAGTCTGTGGAGATGATTCAATCACTTAGGGGTCAAGGTATCAATGCTGACTTCCATTCTGTTAAGAAGTCAGACTATGATACGTTAATGACTGCAATATATGATACACGTTTGCGTGGGTATTGGAACGAACTTCTGGTCGAAGAAGAGCTCTTGAAGTTAAGATTGTTTAATAACAACAAAATTGATCACCCTTCAAGTGGGTCAAAAGACCTCGCTGATGCTGTCGCCGGCTCAGTGTTTAACTGCATGAAAAACATGGCATATGATACAGAAATTGAGATCGAAATATTATCACCCGATAAGGAGTGGGAAATGGAAGACGATCTTGAAGATTATGGCACAGTAAGGGTGTGGAACAAAGACGTTGGAGAATTTATGCCAGGGTACTCAAAGAATCCTGTTGATCTTTCTGCCAATGAAAAGTGGATCGAATCGATCTAGCCTTATCGGGCTGATTAAGTTTTTTTTCGAGAGAAATTAAAAAATCTTTGTTTCTGCACACATCGTCGTTCTCCCCCTGATACATTCTTGTTCACCATAAAGGCGTGGGCAAGAAGCCCCGAACATAGGAGATAGACATGATTAACCTTTCCAAAGTGGATAGTTTTCCTGAACTGACTCGTAGCGGTCGGGTTAGTGAAGAACTTCAGCAAATCATTAACGCTCTCGTTTCTTCTTCGGAGAACGGTGATCGTTTTGCTTTGACTGGTATTGAGGCTGGCAAGGCTTACAATTCAATGCAGCAGAGAATTCGTGCTCAGGCTAAGAAGTTGAATCTTAAGGTTGTTATTCGCTTCGATGCTTCTG